CTTGAAACATTGCGCTCACCATTGATTCTCCAATTTTTAAAAAACTTTGTTCTCAAGGCTCAAGATTATCAATCAGCGATTCTGTCATTACTTCACCTGTTTCTGTGATGTTTTCTTGAATTGCAGCAACCTTTGCAGCAGTTTCTGATAAAGTGTTATTAAAATTCTCAACACTTGCCTCATCGGTTGCAATCGCAAAAATCAATTGCTTATCTGTGCCAATTATATCATCAAGGTTTTGAGAGATTTCTTGAGCATCAGAATAGAGTTCTTCAACCGCTAAATCATCAATTGATGGTAATGGAATAACTGTTGCTTTTTTTCCGCCTGTCTTATCATCCATTTGATAATCACCGCCCATTATCTTCATCATTGCATCAAATTGATCCTGAAAGGCTTTTGTGGTATCTTGAACGCTTGATTGAATATCCTCTTGGCTTTGAGAAATATTCTTTGCATTATCTTCTGTGGCTAATCGTACAAAGCGTATGGCATTACCTCCTGATAATACCGCATTTTTAAATGTTTGCCAAGCTGATAATTGAAAGCCTTTTGAGTTTACTAATTTTTGCAACCCAAGAGTTAAAACTGAAATACCTGCAATGATAATTCCAACAGGGCCTGATGCAAATTGAACTGCCACTCCAATCATCCTTATTCCTCCAACAACTTTTGGTATTACTGAACCGGCTAAATACAACATTGGCCCTGCTGCTGCTGCAATCGCAGCCGTTAAGGCAATCACTTTTTTTGTGCTCTGATCAAAGGCTTGAAAACGTTTTACAACCTCATTGGCTTTCTTTACTAACTTGGTGAATGCAGGTAAAACTACTGCACCAAATGATGCCCCTAATTGCTTTAATGATTCGGTAAATATTCGCATTTGGTTTGCTGAACCCTCACTTGTTCTTGCAAAATCTCCGTGCGCATTTGAGGTGGCATTCATTACGAATTGATAACGCAACAATACCTTTTCTGATTGGCTAAAATCTTTGAGGTTTTTGGTGATCCCTTGAGATAAGGCAAATTGTTTTAAGTTGGTTTCGGTCATTACTACACCCAACCTTTTTAAACTTTCTGTTTCACCTGTAAACACACCGCTTAATGCAGTTGTTACCTCTTCAATATTAATATTTTTGAATGAGGCTAAATCACCGGCTAAACCTACTAATGAGGTTGATAAATCAGCAGCATCACTACGGCTTATACCCATTGCAGTACTCATATCACCAAATAGTGCTGCCATATCTAAAGCACTACCCTCTGCAATACCGAATGATTCTAAAGTATTTTTGGCAAAATCTTTTACCTCTTTTGATGATTCGCCAAAGGCTACATCAACTTTATTCAAACTCTCCTCAACATCAGATGCCATTTTTATGGCTGCAAAACCTGCTGCACCAATAGGCAATGTTAAACGTGTTGTGAGCGTTTTGCCAATATCTTTGGCTCTTTTACCGAATTGTTTAAGTTGCGCATCAGCTTTGTTCAACGCTTGATTTAAACCGGTGGCATCACCTAATAAATTTACCTTTAAAGATTGATCGTTTGCCATAAGTTACTTTTTACCAAAATTAGTAATAATCTTTTGCTCTTTTTTTAAGGCTGCCTCTGCTATCTTTTTAAATGCCTCGTACTCTTCACGTGTGCTTTTTGGCTTTCCTAAGTTCTTGCCATCGATAGGCAAACGAATTAATTCTTCAGGCTTTTTCATTTGGCTTTGTTTTTGGCAGTTCACATTGTGAATCATTGCAGCAATGTATCTTGTGTGCTCCCACTCACGATTTGCCTCAATACGATAAGCCTCTGATAAACGTATATTTTCAGCCCAAGTGTATCTCCAAAACTTATCAGGATCAATACCCACTTGGCCAATGTAATGATCCATTAAATGCTCCCACGTCAAAACGTGGGTTGCTACTTTCCCTCAACCTTTGGATTGCGTTCAATACCGGTATTCAAATCATTGCCTAATATTCGGCTTTGGCTCATTGTTTCAATGATTTCTTGTATCTGTTCAGCAGTTATATCCTCCAACCAATTACCAACTTTAAACTCATTGTAATCAATAGGGTTACCCTCTTCTTGATCGTAAGCCAATAAACCTGAATATACTAAAGCACGTAATGCCTTAATACTTACACCATTTTGAAATATCTCACCAATACCCTCAATACCAACTCCCATCTGATCGGTGAACTCGCTCCAAAAGTTCATTGAAAAATGTAATGTTCTTTGTTTGCCACCAATTTTTTGTGTGGTGTAGCCTCTCTTTTTGTTTGCCATAGTTTTAACCAAAAAAAAGGCACAAGAAGTGCCTTAAAATTATTATTATGAATATTTATTAATTTGTTGATTTCGTGATTGAACCTGTAAGTGTGATTGAACCGCTATAAGAAACCGGTGATTCCATTTCAGCAGTTGTTTCAACGCTTGAAAGAAAACCCTCTGCCGTATAAACTTCATCTCCTGTAACCGCAGTACCAAAAACACAAGTGATTTGAGTTCTTGCTAAAAGATAATCATTGAGTTCAATGGCATTAGCCGTATCATCATACGCCACTAAACCATCAAAAGAAATTTCACCACTCATTACACCTGCAATTACCTCTTGGAATCCACTTGAATCTTTAGAGGTTGCCTCCGGTAAATCATTATTTAAAGTGAGCGTACAAGAAGTACTGTGCCCAATTGCAGTACCCTCTATTGTAAGGATCAAATTTGTTCCGTTAAATACACCTGTTGTTGCCATATATCAATTAATTTATTACAAAAGTAATTAATTTACTTTTATTCCTGTTTTTGCTTTTAAACGCCCCCATAAAGCCACTACTTGGCCAATAAAAAATGTAACGCCACTAATAACGTTATCAATACTTGATATTGCCTCATCAGCGTTTAGTATCTCACCTGCTGCACCTTGAATATCTATCTTACCTGAAGTAAGCGCAAACACCACACCTGATATAGATGAGATAATTAATCCAATTATTGTTTTTGATTGATACCAAGATTTAAACTCGGCATACTTGTTTTTAGCTAAATCCTTTGCCATTTTATTTATGTTTATTTATTATTCTTTGTATATCCTCACAATCGATTTCTAATTTAAAACTTAAATCAGCATTCCATTGATGGATGGGTTTATTTCCTTTATATAAAATCACCACCGGTACGGCAGTTATCTTATTACGTATATCATCTTTTTGCTCTTCTAAGTATGCAAACTGATACTCCACATCATCAAAGATGTTGAGTTCAATGTTGTTCTTTACATTCCACTTGGCATTGATTTGAACCAAAGTAAGTTCTTGTGCCTTTACTACAAATGGAAATAAAAAGAAAAAACCAAAAGCAATCAATGTTCTCATCTGTTTATTATATCATAAAGTTTTGCATCAATACGATCTAATTTATCGCTATTCTCTTGAACCTTATCTTGGGTGTTTAATATCGTTTCTCGAATGAGTTGATCTTTCAAATCATATTCCGTTCTTGATACCTCCGGCTTTGGAAGTTCTTTTGCCAACTCAATATCCTTTTGCAAAGCAAAGTACATTGTTACCAATGAAACAATTCCACCAATTACAAGAATGATTGTTTTAAGATCAAGTGTAAGTTCTGTGCTTTCGCTAATTTTCGTCATTTCAATTTCGTTTTCTTCAATAGATATTTTACCCAATTGTACCTCACTTTATATTTCAGTTTGTGATCGTTTAGATAAGCCTCTTGCTCAAAGCAAATATAGTAATAAGCATTTTGGCCATATTGTATAAGGCATCTGATCCACTCTAAAAAGTAAAGAATGTAAAAAGGAATCACCAACATATTTAAAGCCTGTTTGAAATGTATCATTTCGTGCCTAATTGTTTTATCTGTTGCATCTGTTTTTACAATGCAAAAAGGAAACAACATAATGCCACTAATACCAAACCACCTTATTATGTTGGTTCTGATGATCACTCCTCCTCTGCTTTTATGGTGTACTCTCCACTTTCAATATTGAGTTCAATATTACCATACTCATCAGCAAGTTTCTTTTGAACCTCACCTAAAGCACCATTGGCTTTTACAAATTCAATTTTGATCAGTTCTTTTCTGCCCTCGATTGCACCAAGTTCAGCTTCAAGATTTTTTACATAGCTTATTGATTCTTGCAGTTCTTTTAACTGCTCGTCTGTGATTTTACTCATTGATAGTTAAATTTAAAGTTGTAGGGTTTTGTGCCTCATTGATTTGATTGTCTAAGGCGGTATGAAAATCTGTTATTTCTTCTGTGGTGAATGCATCCTCTAACCATCCAACAACCATTGCACTTGTTACATCATCAAATGGTGTAAAGTTTGCAGGATCCGGATTGGCTATTTCTTTTGAGCCGTAAATATCAGCTACTTGATCCTCACCATTTAAGGTGTAATCTTTTTGCATTCTCCAATGCACGTGATAAATTACGTTTGTTAAGTCGTTTTGAGATGTGTGTACATCTACGCTTGATATGATCCAATTATACATTACTGTGATTTAGTGGTTAATTCTGTTCTTTGTGCATCTGTAAGGTGTGCATCAAACCAATCTTTTGCCAACATTATTTCCAAATGTCTTTTGTTACGATCTAAAGAATCAGTTTCTTCAGATGTTAAAGTGTCTTTTGCCTCAAGGTCATCAATTACTGTAACTGAATCGTAGGCTGCACTGACGTGCCTGTCTAATTCTTCTTGTGTGTATTCTTCCATATTTCAAAATTAATAAATTACATTGTACTATCTGACACTTTACGCCATTCAGTACCATTATAAAAACATAGTTGATTTAAAGTTGTGTTATATACTGTTAATCCTGTTGCAGGAGATGATATTGCATTTACCT